TGTCCTTTAGGGACACCGCCACGTGCTGTGCAAGCACACTCTTGAGCCGTTAGGCTCACAAATCCAGCACAAAGGATGGATCTATGAGTACTTCTACGGAAAAAGGAGGCAGAGAAAGGTTATGGTTAGTCTCAGCTGGGGGCGGTCTTTGGACCGAATCCAACTTTGGCACCATTACCAATCATGCCTTACCGAAGAAGTTATTCGTAGGCCGAGATCGTCTCGATATTTCAGACGGACATCCTTATCCATACCACCAAAGTGGTGTGTTTAGGGCCCGATCGTGTTCGATTAATTTTACGCCTTACGAGGCCGATATTAGGTCTGGTAATGCGTTTATATCGAACTCATTTAGGGGTTCTTTTATCCCTAATGTGAGTGGTCTAACCTTAGAAGGTTGGCCATACGATACGTTCAAGATGATTACCAAGGGTGCCACGGGCTATGCCCTTGCCAAACCTGGTAAACCGATTGCCAATTTAGGGCAATTCTTGATCGAACTGAAAGACATCCCTCGTTTGCCGCGTGTTATGGCCAAACTTCTCTCTAGGAGAGGTTGGTATGGCATTCAGCATCATATGAGGGAGCTTCCACGTATGTACAAGAAACTTGGGTTCTTTCGGGAACTTGGGTCCGAGTACCTTAACGTGGAATTCGGTTGGAAGCCTTTCCTCAAGGATCTTCAAGGTGGCGTAACAGCCGCCGTGGGATTACATGAGGCATTGGCACAGCTACGCCGTGACAACGGTCGTGGCATCCGCCGTAAGAGACGAATCTCGTCGGACACGTCCATTAGTGAAGAGATTCTGACGGGTTCCGGGCATCCGCCCGTATACCCAACAGTTCCCTCTACACTATTTTCAGGACCTTGGCGGCAAAGTGAGTTAATCCAAACTGGAGAAACTTACTGGTTTGCCGGTAAGTTCCGATATTATATTCCTGATATCGGAACGGCCGCATGGGAACGGAGAGCGACTTATGCCCTTTTTGGGCTAAATCCCACTCCACACCTCATATGGTCAGTCCTGCCCTGGACGTGGCTAATCGACTGGGTTACCAACACGGGGGATGTTATGTCCAACTTGTCGGAAAACTCAGCCGAAAACCTCGTCGCAGAGTACGCGACCGTAATGGGAACCCGTTACGAGCGCCGAACCCGCCATATAGACTTCGGTCTACCTGGTGGTAGCCGAGGAGCTTGTTCAGCTATTATCGAACGAGTATCCAAGGCCCGCGATGTTGCCACTCCTTACGGATTTGGCCTCACCTGGGAGGGATTTAATCCCAAACAGTTGAGCATCTTGGCAGCCCTAGGGCTGACGAGACAAAGGCTGTAACATCCCGTTGCAGTCTAACCTGCTCAAGGAGTCATGCCATTGTTCGCTGACCCTCAGTCCGTCACCATTAACGCGGTGGCGCAGTCTTTGCCCGCAATTGCGCGCGATGATTCCTCCTCTACTTATCGGAAGGATGATGGCAACGTTTCGTTGATCATCAGCCGTTCGTTCGGTAAGAGGAATCGATTTTCCGTTCGAGTTAATCAACGGAAGATCGCGGCAGATCCGCTTGCATCGGCGAATAACGTCGAATACACGCAGAGTGCCTACATCGTGCTGGATGCCCCACCTGTGGGGTATACCAACGTCGAGATCAAAGATCTCGCTCTTGCTCTTGTGGGCTGGGCTACTTCCGCCAACCTGTTGAAGGTCGTCGGAGGCGAGACCTAACTCTTAACTCGAGTTGGATCACGCTCCATCATGATTCCGGGGACAGAGATGTCCTCGGATGATTGAAGCTGAGGTAACCATTACCAGCGACGCTGGCTATGGATCGCTGAGCTCTCCCTTAAAGGAGGGTCACGATGAAAAGCCTTATGTGGCTCGTGAGCTGCATGCTCGACGATTTGAGCATGCTATGTTGCACCGACACCGCCCGAGATATAAGTTATATATCTCGGCGTGTCGAACACGAAGGAGATTCGTTTCTCACGATCTCCTTATCTGATTTTGGGAAAGACTTCGAAAGAAGTCTCGACCAAGGTCAGATTGACCCAGGTATGTTTGTAGGGTTTCATCGCCCAAACAACCATACGGCTTTCCCTGCATTCCTGCAAGGTTTGCTCGGTCAGGTGTTCGACAAGAGTGGTAAGTTACTCGATTTACCAAGTGTCGACTGCATACGAAGCATAAGACAAATCTGTCTTATGTGGAAAAAGATCCAACTCCCCTGTTCTAAGGAGAGATCCGATGCAGCCTACACCCAATTCATCGAGTGTGAGTTGGAAGTTCCACTTGACCTGTCTGAGTATGATCCTATTCGGCTTAGCCGTTTCGGCATGCTCAGCAATGTCATCTGGGGAGGAGTCCTTAGCTCAGTCGATCAAAAGACTGAGTCGGGAACTCTTTTGCCCAGACATGGTCCAGGTGCCACCGCCGAACGGATTTCCGGAAACCGGAAGTACGTTTTCAACGAGTGGACCACCCGCCTCGAATTGTCCTTCCCCTTCACCGGATGGGGACTCGCGTCCCTAAACCGGTATTTTGAAGAGGATGATTTCCTCGAGGGAGTAGTCTTCCACGAACCCAAGGACGAACGACCTGTAAGGGTCATTCAGGTCCCTAAGACACTGAAGACTCCACGGATTATAGCGATCGAACCTGTGTGTATGCAATATACACAGCAAGCTCTGCTAGAGCCCATGGTCAACGCGATCGAAGATCACAGTTTAACCAAAGGTCACGTGAATTTCACGAACCAACGGATAAACCGTAACCTAGCTTTGAAGGGATCTAAGGATGGCACTCTAGCCACCATTGATCTTTCTGAAGCTAGTGATCGGGTTGCTTCAGTACTCGTAGACTATATGCTTAAGGCTCCAGTTCTCAGTTTTCTGAGAGATGCAGTCTTTGCATGTAGGTCTACGAGAGCAGACGTCCCAAATCATGGTATTATTGATTTGAGAAAGTTTGCTTCGATGGGTTCAGCTCTCTGTTTCCCCATAGAGTCGATGGTTTTCTATACCATCTGCATCTGTGCGGTTATAGAAGAGCTTAACTTACCCTCTACATGGCTCTCCGTTGTTGAAGCGAAGAGACATGTATGGGTCTATGGGGACGATATTATTGTCTCCACAGACAAGGTGCCAGCTGTCGTTGATTGGCTCGAGTCTTTCAGGCTCAAAGTCAATGCTAGCAAGACTTTCTTTACTGGAAAGTTTAGAGAGTCTTGCGGGATGGATGCATATGATGGGGTTGCGGTTACACCCGTATACCTCCGTCGTATGCCTCCCGACAACAGGCGTTCTGCGTCCGAGATTGTGTCGCTTATCTCTTTTGCCAACCAGGCTTATATGGCCGGGTATTGGCAAACTGCGAAAGAGACTCGCGAGGTAGTTGAAGCCCTTATTGGGCCTCTACCAAGCGTTTTAGACACGTCTCCAGTCCTTGGATGGCATAGTGCTTTAGGGCACTTTACCTTCCATAGGACCAACTTTGATCTACAAAGGCCCGAATTAAAGGGTTATGTAGTTCAAGTTGGTAAGGATCCTGATCCCTTAGATGGGTATGGAGCCTTACTGAAGTATTTCCTCAAGCGCGGTGAAGATCCCGTGTTTGATGTGGAACACTTGACGAAGAGTGTACTCTCCGCTAGAGTCAACATAAACAAGCGGTGGTCG